GTATCGAAGCCGGTGTGACCGCCCTGTAATGACTAGGGGCTGGGTTACCCCGGCCCCGTCCTAACTAAAGGAACACACCATGAGCAATGCAGCTTATTACAGCCTTCTGAACAACGGAGTGCTAACGGGTGACGTGGTCGGCGCGGTGGAGGCCACCCCGACAGTCGAAGTCACTGGCGCTTTGACTTGCACCCGCGAAGTCAACGGCGGTCGCACGATGGTTATCAATGCCGCAGCAGGATGTGCAGTCACCCTGCCAAATGCGACCGGCACTGGTTCTGTCTACCGATTCGTCATTGGCACCACCATCACATCAAACAGCACCACCATCAAGGTGAACAATGCTACTGACGTGATGTCTGGCCGAGCGTTTGTTATCAGCGATAGCGCGGCGGCGGTCTTGGGTTATGCCACGACTTCCACGAGCGACACCATCACCCTCAACGGCACAACACTGGGCGGCCTTGCTGGCGATCACATCGAGATCATCGATGCAATTGCCGGCACCTTCGCCGTGCGCGTGTTCACCGCTGCGACTGGCACGGAAGCAACTCCGTTCTCAGCAACTGTCTCCTAATCTTCACAAAGGAAATTCATCATGTCTTACAACATCGAACAAGCCAATAGTGGCTATCTCTCGCTGACCGCTGCCGGCTTGGCTGAAGGCACCGACGCCAACACCTTCAAGACTGCGAACACCTTGACTTTCACAAGCAACGGTATTTTCAAGTCTAAAGCTGCTACCGACAACCTGCCTTTCACGGCCGGCACCGCCTTGGGCAACTCGCAAGCCTGCTTGTTTGCCGTGTGGATCACAGCCGCTGGCGCCGTGTCGACCACACAAGGTCCTATCGTTGCCGCTGGCGATCCATGCCCAGTGCCCGGTCAGGTCACAGCAGGTACAACTTTGGTCGGTTTGATCAAAGTAGTTACCAGCTCGTCTGCTACGTTTACCCCCGGCTCGACTGACCTTGGTGCTGCTGGTGTTACTGACACCTTCAGCGACTGCATGGACATGCCCGGCTCGGCCCAGTAATTTGCCATCCTCCTTGAAGAGGTTTTTACGCAGGCCACCTTCGGGTGGTCTGCTTTTTGGCAAGAGAGTTTTTTAACCCCAACGGAGAATGAGAATGGCAAAAAAAGAAGTAATCGCTGGCATCGAGATCCACGATGACGCACCGATGATTGATCCCGTTTCGCGAGTCCCCGACCTGCGCGAACTGGCTTCCAGCGAGATGTTCATGAACGAGATGGTCACCGTGATGGTTCACTCCAGCACCGATGAAAACCAAGCTCCTCACGTGATCCTCAACTGCAACGGAACCAACCAGCCGATCATGCGTGGCGTGCCCACTACGGTCCGCCGCAAGTACGTTGAGATCTTGGCACACATGAAAGAGACCAAGTACAGCCAAGTCACCCGCAATCCCGCGGCTCCTGACCAGATCGACATGGTTGCGCGTCACGGTTTGGCTTACCCATTCGAGCTCATGGAAGACGCAAACCCCCGGGGTCGCGCATGGCTCACCAACGTATTGGCTGAAGCTACGTGAATTTCCTACAGCTGATTAATCGCGCAAGGGTGGAGTGCGGCGTCTCAGGCGCCGGCACCCCTCTGGTCACCGTCACTGGCCTTACAGGCGAGTCCGCGCGGATCGCTGCGTGGATTAACAGCGCGTGGGTTGATGTGCAGACGGCCAAGGAGGACTGGCAGTGGATGCGCCAGCCAGTGCAGTTCAACACGGTCACGCAACAGCAAATCTACACCCCCACCGAAGCCGGTGTGGGGACCACTTTTGGAAACTGGAAACGTGACAGTTGGCGGATCTCGTCTGTAGGCCAAGACTACAAAGACGAGCAGCTGTCAAACTACATGGACTACACGACGTTCCGCAACCTGTACATGTACGGGAACATGCGGACAACGTATGCAAGGCCAGTGGTCGTCACGATCGACCCTGATAAAAACTTGGGTTTTGGCTCGATCCCTGATCAGCCTTACGTTGTTGTGGGCGAGTACTACGTGCAGCCCACCGAGTTCTCTGCGGCCACTGACGAGCCTTCCGCTTACTTCCCCACCCGGTTCCAGATGATGATCGTCTACCGGGCCATGATGTTTTACGGCGGTTATGAGTCGGCTCCGGAGGTTTACCAGCGGGGCGAGTTTGAATTTAAGCGTTTGATGAATCGTCTGGACATCGACCAGCTGCCAACCGTTGTCAGTGGTCCGCCTCTTGCCTAAAGAGACCAGATGCCACTGACCACGCCCAGAGTCAATTACGATCTCATCCGCCTCAATGGCGGCTTGGATCAGGTCACCCCAACTCTTTCATTGCCCCCGGGCATCGCCCGCCGGGCTGCCAACTTCGAGTGCTCAATCACTGGCGGCTACACCCGCATCGCTGGATACGAGCGCTTTGACGGAAGGCCCAGCCCATCGGCCGCGGTCTACAACCTTCTTGTCTGCGCACTGACCGGCACGGTCGCCGTTGGCAACACCATCGTCGGTTTGTCATCCGCAGCTACTGGCGTGGTCATCGCGCGGACCGGCAACGACGTGGTTATTACCCGAGAGACCGGCACCTTCTTGTCCACAGAAGGCATCTCGGTGAGCTCGACCAATGTGGGCGTCATCACGTATGTGCAAGGGATATCAGCCGACGGCCTGCTGGACGTGACCTACCGCAACCTTGCCGCAGACAGCTACCGGGCCGACATCACCGCCGTGCCGGGATCCGGATCCGTGCTCGGCGTGGGCTACTACAACGGCACCCTGTACGCATGGCGAAACAACGCCGGTGCAACAGCTTCGGTCATGCACAAGTCGACATCTTCGGGATGGACTGCCGTTACCCTTGGCAAGACCATGTCTTTTGATAGCGGCGTCTTGGCGATCGCAGACGGCGTCACCTTGACCGGTCAGTCCAGCGGGGCGACGTGTGTGGTGGCCCGCACGGTTCTTGAAGACGGCACCTACGCTTCAAGCGATGCGGCCGGTCAATTGATTTTGTCTACCGTTACCGGGACCTTTACGGTTGGTGAGAATTTGCGAATCGGTGTTACCACCTACGCGCACGTCTTGACCGCGCCTGTGCAAATCACTTTGGCACCCAGCGGCCGTTACGACACCGTGATCGCCAACTTCGGCGGCGGCACAGCCAACTACAAAATGTACGGGTGCGACGGAAAGAACAACGCATTTGAATTTGACGGCACGACTTACGTGCCCATTCGCACCGGCATGACCGTGGATACGCCCAACCACATTTGCTTCCACAAGCAGCATTTGTTTTTGAGCTTCGGCGCTTCTTTGCAATTCAGCGCTTTGGGCTATCCGTACCAATGGACCCCTTTGTTGGGCGCTGGCGAGATCGCCATGAACGCAGAGATTACCAACCTGCTGATCCTGCCGGGTAACCAATCAAGCGGCGCCTTGGGCGTTTACACGCGTCAGGACACGTCGGTCTTGTACGGCACAAGCTCCGCAAACTTTCAACTGTCGGCGTTCAACACCGGCACCGGCGGCTACGCGTACACCGCGCAGAACTTGGACCAGTCTTACGTGCTTGACGACCGAGGTGTCATCAGCATGAGCACATCGTTGAACTTCGGCAACTTCGTGCCAGCTTCGCTGACCATGAACATTCGGCCGTTCATTGAAGCGCACCGGGCACTGGCCGTTGGCAGCTCAGTCAACCGAGACAAAGGCCAGTACCGGGTTTTCTTCTCCGACGGCTCCGCCCTGTACCTGACCATCACAAACGCCAACCTACTCGGCAGCATGCCGGTTCAGTTTGCGCACACCATCAACTGCTGCGTTGACGGTGAGGCCCCCAGCGGCGGGACGGTGCAGTTCTTTGGATCTGGAAACGGCTTTGTTTACCAGATGGACGCGGGGACCAGTTTTGACGGCGGGACCATTGCGGCCAACATCAACTTGGTCTACAACTCAACGAAATCGCCACGCGTTTTGAAACGGTACCGCAAGGCGTCGGTCGAGATAACCGGTGACTCTTACGCCGAAATCCAGTTTGGATACGACTTGGGCTACCGCAAGGAGTCCATAACCCAGCCTGTCGATCTGTCTTACCAGAACGACTTGAGGTCCAGCTACTGGGACGAGATGATTTGGGATAATTTCGTGTGGGACGGATCTGACGTTTCGCCGTCCGAAATCGAAGTTACCGGGACCGCTGAAAACATGGCCATTCGGATTTCCTCGAACTCAGATCTCCTTCAGCCTTTCACGGTGAACAGCGTCATCGTGCACTACACATTACGCCGAGGACTCAGATGAGCAATCCCTACTACACGCACACCACGTACCCGACTCCAAACTCACCCGGTGCGTCGGCGACGCTGCGCAATGAGCTGGAGAACATCACCGTTGGTTTTGACCTGCTTCCAACCTTGGCCGCCAACGGTTACAAGGTGGCGATGGTCAATTCGGCCGGCACGGCTTTGATTGCGTCCTCCGCGCTTCAGTCTCTGGCCATCACCTCATCTACCCTGAACAGCACGCCGATCGGCGCGACCACGGCTGCGGCTGGCACCTTTACCAATCTGACGGTCACCGGCAACTCAATTCTCGGCTCCAGCGTTGTGATTACTGGAGGTACGATAAACGGTACTCCGATTGGCGGAACGACCGCTTCAACAGGCGCCTTCACCACCGCCAGCGCCAGCTCCGGGTTCACTGGCAACTTGACCGGCAACGTCACCGGCGGTGTGACCGGCAACGTGATTGGCAACGTCACAGGCGACCTGACCGGCAATGTGACCGCCAGTACCGGCACGTCGACGTTTGCCGACGTCACCATCAACGGCTCTCTGGACATGAACTCGGCCACGGGCAGCACGATCACCGGTCTGAGTACGCCGTCTGGCGCCACTGACGCGGCCAACAAAGGGTACGTTGACACCGCTGTCGCGTTGCGCTTGGCCTTGACCGGGGGCACGATGTCAGGCGCCATTGCCATGGGCACCAGCAAGGTCACGGGCCTTGGCGACCCTACGGCCGCGCAAGACGCGGCGACCAAGAACTACGTTGACAACACCGCACAAGGGCTGGATGCAAAAGCCTCCTGCGTTGTTGCGACCACGGCCAGCATCACCCTGTCCGGCACCCAGACGATCGACGGAGTCGCAGTAATTGCCGGCGACCGGGTGCTGGTTAAAGACCAAAGCACTTCGGCCAACAACGGCATTTACGTGGTGGCTGCCAGCACTTGGGCCCGGTCCACCGACGCCGACACTTGGGTGGAACTGACGTCGGCATTCACCTTTGTCGAATCCGGCACGGCCAACGCAGATAGCGGATGGGTCTGCACGATCGACGCCGGGGGCACCCTTGGATCAACTGCGGTGACTTGGGTCCAGTTCTCAGGGGCTGGCCAGATTACCGCTGGCGCGGGTCTGACCAAGACCGGCAACACCTTGGACGTTGGCACGGCGTCCAGCAGCCGCATCGTTGTCAACTCGGACAATATCGACTTGGCCACCACTGGGGTCGGCGCCAGCACCTACACGTCTGTGACCGTGGACACCTACGGCCGCGTGACTGCCGGCACAAACCCGACGACCCTTGCGGGCTACGGCATCACCAACGCCTACACCAAGACTGAGGTCGACACCACGGTGTCTGGTCTGCTGGCCAAAACTGGCGGCACGATGTCAGGCGCCATTGCTATGGGCGCAAACAAGATCACCGGCTTGGCTGACCCAACGGCCAACCAAGATGGCGCAACCAAGTTTTACGTAGACAGCATTCTGGGCAGCGCGACCAGCGCGGCGGCTTCGGCTTCTGCTGCGGCGACAAGCGAGACCAACGCGGGCAACAGCGCCACGGCAGCGGCCGGCAGTGCAACGGCTGCCTCTGGCAGCGCCACGGCCGCGGCTGCGTCATTCGATTCGTTTGATGACCGCTACCTTGGGGCAAAGGCTTCCGACCCGGCTCTGGACAATGACGGCAACGCACTGCTGACAGGTGCTCTGTATTTCAACACCACGACAAGCGAGATGCGGGTGTACACTGGCGCAACTTGGCTGGTTGCCTACCTGCCGGCCACTGGCTACCTAGCCCTTTCTGGCGGCATCATGACCGGCGCCATCACTTTTGCTGGTGCACAAACGTGGCCAACATTCAACCAAAACACCTCCGGCACGGCCGCCGGGTTGTCGGCAACTCTGGCTGTTGGCAGCGGTGGTACGGGTTTGACGACCCTCACTGCCAACAACGTCATCTTGGGCAACGGCACATCAGCACCCACCTTTGTAGCGCCAAGCACCAGCGGTAACGTACTGACAAGCAACGGCACAACTTGGCAGTCAGCTGCTCCGGCCGTTACTTTGTCTGGGGTCACTGATTCAGCATCACCGTTTGAGACTGCTCTGGGCCATCAGGCGGGTAACGTCACAACGGGTATAAACAACACTTGGGTTGGCTATCAGTCGGGTTTGCTGACAACTTCAGGCGCAAACAACACTGCTGTAGGTTTTAACTCTTTAGATGCCAACATTACAGGCGCTGACAACGTAGCTGTGGGTAGTAATGCTCTTGGTGCTAATTCAACAGGTACAAGTAATACCGCTGTTGGTAGTTCTGCTCTTTTAGCAAACACCACAGGGACAGGCAATACGGCTTTCGGTAATGTTGCGTTAGACGCTATTACTACGGGGAGCTTTAGCACCGCCTTGGGATACGGCGCTCTTGGAGCAACGACCGCAGGCGATAACACCGCAGTGGGCGCTTACGCGCTTTTTGCCAACACCACTGGCGCGGACAACGCAGCAATTGGTAAATCTGCTGGCCAAGCGGTGACAACTGGTGCTCAAAACACTTTACTTGGATCACTTGCAGGATTTTCAGGCACAAACAACCTGACCACTGGCTCTAACAACATTATTGTTGGTTATAACGCTGCCGCATCATCCGCCACAGTCAGCAACGAAAACACCTTTGGTAACTCCTCCACAACCAGCAACAGGTTCTGGGGTGACATGAAGATGGGTGGTTCAGCCGCTGGCACTTCAGGCCAAGTGTTGACTTCGGCTGGTGCTGGTGCGGCTCCTACATGGGCCGCGGCGGCTGGCGGCATCACATGGGCAACAAAAACCACAACCTACACAGCGGTCAATGGCGACTATTTGTTTTGCGACACTTCGTCAGCAGCGTTTACCATTACCCTGCCAGCATCGCCTTCAATAAATAACACTGTTTATTTTCAAGATGCCAAAGGTACTTTTTTGGCACGCCCACTAACCATAGCGAGAAATGGGCAGACCATAATGGGGCTTTCGGAAGACATGGTCGCAGCTATTAATGATATAGGGTTTGGTTTAGCATACAACGGCACTACTTGGAGAATTTTCTAATGAGCAATATAGCAACCTTTTCGGCTGGAAATAGCAACCCCATCACTGGTGTTTTCGGTTCTGGCAATGTCCAGTTTTTTACGTCTAACGCCAACTGGACAGCGCCCAGTGGAGTTACATCGGTACGCGCTAGGGTTTGGGGCGGTGGTGGTGAAAATGGCGGCGGTGGTGGTGGGTTTTCTATGCTTGTCTCTACTGTAACTCCTTCAACCTCATACACCGTCACCGTTGGAAGTTTCTCGGGAACGTCCAGTTTTGCTTCATTCAATTCTGCAACAGGCGGCACATCTTCTGCTGATCTCGCAACGGGTGGCACTGGATCGGGCGGCACTATAAACACGACTGGCGGCATTTCTGGCCAGTCCACAGGCGCTGAAACCAGAGGCGGCGGCGGGGCTGCAAGTCTTTTAGGTATTGGCGGTGCTGGTGGTTCGGCATACAACCCAAGTGGTGTTGTCCGAGATCAAGCCGGTGAATCAAGAGCGAGCGGAGGTGGGGGGTTAGGTGTTTCGCCCGGATATGATGGCGGTGGCGGAAGTGGCGGCAGTGGATTCACCGGAGCTGGGGGTTTTGGAGGTGGAGGAAGCAACACCTCGCAAGGCGGTACTGGGGGTTCTCCAGCCAGCGCGGTAACTATTTTTTCATTGGATTTTATAGGTACAGGCGGCGGTGGCGCTGGATCAGCCCAGCGTTTTGCTTATGGAGGGTCTGGTGTAAATGGAGGCGGGGGCGGTGGGTCTGGTGGCTCTGGTGGGTTTCCCGGCGGCGGTGGGGGGTTCAACGGACGTGCTGGGCGAGGTCTTGTGATACTTGAATGGTAAAAACAGATCACTAAATTTTAAGGATTAAAAAGTATGAAAAAAGCATGGATCGAAAACAGCAAAATTCGCGATGGTGCTCACAGCAACCCAGCAGACATTTTTCACTCTGCTGTTGCTGTACTTTACGACACTGATGTTCCTGATAATGCGGAGCCGGGTGATGGCTGGGTAAATAGCGTTTT